CAGATAGATTGACGTCTTTCAGCTTCTGCTAAAGCCTCAACCGGATTATCATAGCCGGTTAATTGTATCAAGTCAATAGCGGCAGGACGGATAGAAATCACATTTTGGTCAACGGGCGTAGATATATACCTGTATTGCTGACTGAGATCTGATTTTTGGATCTCTGTTAAAGACGTGGATAGAGACGTTCCTTGTTGTACCGTTTGATAGAAACGGTATCCAAGGTTTGTTCTTTTGCAACCGATTGTGCGGGCAATGATTGAGACTGAATTAGCCGCTATGTCTCTTTCTGTCAATTTGAATTTCGGGGTAGATGGTTCGGAAAGTATCTTTACTGTAATTAGTCCAAATCGTGTCACCGTCACCCAACCACCAGATTTATACATGATGCGTTGGGCTAATTGCCAGATTGTAGTACTTGAATCGAGACGAATACCATCTCCGACGATCTGTGGAAAATTAAGTGATGCTGTGTTGAATGCAACTAGGTCTAATTGAAATAGATAAACGCCACCGTAGACAGTAAATAATCTTTTGACAATCCCCGCTGCGTCTAATACTGATCCGGTTATCTTACAGGTTAGAGTTCCTTGTGGTGCAGATTCAAGACGGAGCAATGTTCTACCGTCTTGATAACTGGTAATACAATGTCCTGCTACCGGTGTCCAATCATAAACGTCTGAGATCGGAGCATCGATAATAATTCCACTCGATGACCCTTTATCTTTCACGTCAGAAACAGTTACTCCAACGTCTGGACTTCTGCTAATCTCATAGACGTAATTCTGCGAGTCGACGAGAACTGGATTTACTTCTCTGTTCACCCCTTCGTAAACTGGAGGTGCTTGGCCTTGGATATCTGATCCACCTTCGAGAGACCCTACCCATTTTACTGTTCCAGAATAGGTAAGATCGGCGATCGTTGATCCACCGGAAATTGATTCAAAGGCGATAGAGCCGGTTCCTTCGTTATGTTTCCAATATCTGATCAGATTAGCCGTTCCTACGATCTGCTCTCTATCTTTGTTGTCTCTGATCTGATCAATGGTACGTGCAGTATTCCATAGTCTTATCTCGTCTATATCAGCATCAAGGAAACCCGTAGAGGTATCTGGTTCTCGAAGAGTAGTAAAATTATCAAGAGACGTTGTGAATGCACTAGTAATTACACTTTGATCGATCAATTCTCCGTCAACGTAAATTAGCATTTTTCCGAATGTTACTGACCTAACTGCTGCAATATGAACACGATGTAGAGCAGTTGTTAGTGGGGTACCATGAACTACAAACTCCGTCCCTACATCATCGACAATCCGGAATACTAGATCATTATTTGATCCAGATTGAAATCGGATGACAAACTTCCCAGCGCCGCTTGCACCATTTCTCCACCCTGCAAGATATCTCTGAGTATTAGATACAGATTTTGGACGAATATACAATTCTAACGTCATATCTCCAGTGGGACATGAAACCGTCGCAGAACCAAAGGTGTTCGTGCCATTTCCACGGAGACTTGCGCCCATGCCAGTATAGACCGAATCTTGAAGTGGCTTTTGGAGTAAATACGAGAAGTCCAAAAGCAAAATATGGATTAAACTAGTATCAGCTTGATTGATTGCACCACACACACCAGAAAATAGAGTCGTAAATTCACTCAATTTAAACTCTGGTCTACCCAGAAAAATCTGACAGGGGGCTTGATCCCATTCATATCGGGATAAAGAACGAAACCTACCAGATATATTTTCTATTGTTAGATCTACTTGCATAATTGACGATAGATCCTGAGATGAAACAGATTCCGAGGATTTAACTTGACTTGAGCCACCACCGGCAGAGATAACGCCGTTCTGCATGACGTCATTGGAGGCATTATAGGGTGTGACTAGACCGCTAGGAAAAAACCAATGATTAGCAGAAGTACCATCGGGTAAAGAGTCAACAGAATCAGAACCAAATCCGTCCGAGGATATTTTCACGTTGACGCGTTGGCGAGTGATTGGATCGTAAGGCTGAGCATAGAATAGATAAGTACGGATAGATTGAGAGTCGGCTAGTAGAGACAGAAATGGATTGGCGATTGATAGATCTGTTCCTGAATAGGGTACACCGGGAGCAGAGATTCCCGGAGACGAAACGCCGAGGGGAGTAGAGGAAGGCATATTTAATTATCTAAATCTAATTTAACTACTGAATCAGGTATTGTATCAACCACCAATTCCCGCTTTCTGTTTCTTACCGGATAGTGTTGAATTTATCTTCCGCATTTCATCTAATTCCCTCTCTGTCAAATCGTTCATATGATCAGAATTATTTCTCATCTCAGTCCGCCATGCGAGCAGTACACCAGAAGTAAATTTGTTGAAGTCTTCTCTTAATTTTGATACTTGATCTGTGGTCTTATCGTTGCTCGCCATGACCATATGGGACATCCGATCCGATGCATCGTTGACAGTGGTTTTCGTTGCATTAATAGAAGTTATCGTTGCATTGGAAAGCTGATTATCATTGGAGGTTTGATCAGCGATGACATTTCGGATCTTCGCAAGGTTTGTCGAAACCGGATCAACGGTAGATCCAGCCCCATATTTTCCGGTGATAACAGAAATTGCAGCGTCGATTTTTGCTAATTCTGACGCCGCTAATTCGCTGGATGGACTAAAGCCCAACAGATTCTTACGATAAGTTTCTGCTGCTGCCTGAAATCCCTGAATCGAAGTAAGGTCACCGGATTTTGCTTTACCCGATATTGATTCAAAAATCTCCTTTGAATTATCGAGTGCCTTTCTACTACTAACTAATCCTAATATAGCATCCGTACGTAGACTAGTCTGGTAATCTTTCAAAGATACTACCGCGGTCTTCATTGCATCCGCGGCTTGGTTTACCTGATCTTTAAAATTATCATTGGCGACCGATGTAATGGTGGAATTATTTGCCGCCGCTTTCAGTGCTGCATTTTCAGCATCGTTGACTAATCCGGCATACTTGGCGAGAACACCGTATGCTTCAAGCTGAGCACGGATCAAGTCAAATTGTAATGAGATTTCTCTCTTCTTTAAATCTAGTGCTTGCTGGGCGTATTTGGTGCTACCTTCGAGGTATCCGAATAATCTATCAAGGATTGAATTGATCCCAGATTGTTTCTGATATTCAATCCCCTGTTCGATGAGTTTTTTTGCTGCCACAATTTGGGCCGCGGTCAGCTCTCCGGTCTTTCCAAGCTCCTCTAGATCAGCGATAAGATTTTTTGCATTCAGACTGATTTGCAGCATTGGATTAGAAATACCTGCAAAATCATTGATACGTAATTCTAGTTCTCCCTTCATCTTGTCAAGGAAGGATTTTTGCAGTCTGTCGACGAGTGTTTGCCACGCCTTCGAGGGATCAATTTTCCTCATCTGCTCGAAGAAATCTTGACCCTCTTTTAATTGGCGGGCGAAGTCTGAAGTAGTACCTGCAAGAGCGTTTGCTTGATCTCTGACATTTTTAAGAAATTGTTGACGAAGTGCCTCTAGAGCTTTTTGGAATAGATCTGTCGAAGCATGAATTTTCTTCTGTTCTTCAATTAGATCGTGGACTTGCTTTTGATATTGGGCAAACTGTTGCCCAAGCGGCGGTAAGCTAGCATTGATGATGTCGTTTAGACGATCGATAAATCCTTGACGATCGGTGCCGGAAGTACCTCCGATATTTGGTAGATGCAGAGATGGAATGTCTATATCCGGAATGGCTTTGAGCTGAGCGAGGATACTATTGATGGCATCGATTTGTGTCTGAAGAATAGATACCGATGCTTGGGTGAGTTCTGCATCCGCCTGGACGAGAGTTTTACGTCCGAGAGTAAATGTCCTCCAAGTCTCTAGCTCAGAGTTATCTAGATCAATATTAATATCGATAAGTCGGACTCGACCTTGAGTTAATAGTGTTCGAGACTCTAATGCAAATTTCCTCGCTTCTAGATCGGCGATCTCTAGGGCTTTACGGGCATTGAATAGTGCACCCTCTCGCTGTAGGCGGTCCAACTGTTCCGCAGGTGATTCTTGTTCACCGGTAATCGAGCGTCGCCATGCGGAAAAAGAATTAATAATCGAATCACTGAGGTCCGTGAATCCTTGAACCACCGATGGAGTAACGGTATCAACCTGTGTTAATGCCTTCCATAATGAATCCCAATGCTGAGTAAACTGGACAACTTGCTGGGCTTCGGATGACCAAGTTAATTGTGATATTTCTTTTAATTTGGTGAGAAAATCTGCGGCTTCATCCAAAGATGACATTGGATGATTGGTGGATGCGGCTGCAAGTTGATCTAAGCCGGTACGGACTAAATCGGTGACCCCAGATATCGTCGTCTTTGCATTCCGCAGAGATGCTAATAAACCAGCTTGAACCGCTTGCTCGTAAGTATCGAATTGACCGATGATTTGACCTTCGACGAACGCACGGAAGTATTTTCCATCTTTTCTGACTTTGACTTCTAAGCCAGCAAAAGTAGAGATGACTCCGCCGATCGCATCCGCGAATGCATCAATAGTTTTACCAATCTCTCGACTTGCTTCCCGGGTCTTCTGATCTAGAGATCCGAGATTCCACGCAGAACCGTACGTGCCCTCCATTCCGAGCGTTGCCGCATAGTCATATTTTCGGGCAAGGCGAGAAGCAGCATGAGACTCAAAGGCGTCGTACATTGCCTTTGCAATGACAACGTAAGCCCCTACAGCACCAAGAGCGGACGCGGTGCCGCTGCTCGCGCCCATGCTCGAAGCGAGGCTTGAAACATTAGATTTTGTCTGCGCTGCTTTTTGGAGAGTATCAACGGCTTGTTGAAGATAGCGGAAGAAGCCACCAAACATTTCCGCGAGAGTACCAAAAACTTGGGACGCATTTCCGAGTATTTCCTGACACTTTTCCCGTCGTAACCTACTTATTGCTTCTTCACCATCGGCAACGCTCAAATAACCCAATCTGACTGCTTCTTTGATCTTCTCTATCGTCGCATCTATCTGCTGTACGATGCTTCGATTATCAGCAGCAACAGAGGCGGAAAAATCTCTCCATTGATCCTCAGCTTGTATTAAAGCATCTAGAGAAGAAGTATCAACCTCACCGCCAACCCCGGAATTTTTGAATAGATCAATAGATTCTAGTTGGGTGGATTTAGCTTTTTCTATTGCTTTCTGTACACCCTCCCAGGACTTCTTAGCCTCGTCCGCGGCCTTTGATAGATCATAGTCGACGGCGCGTAAAACCTTTAGTGATTCCGCCGCAATTGTTCCGAATTTAGCAACGTCGGAAAGGTACGCGATGTGGAGAATATGAGATCTCTTTATATCGTCAATTTGCTTTTGAGTTGCACCTGATTCATAGAGATCAATTAGATCAGAATTTTTTTTGATATTATCAATTAGGCTATTTGTCTGATCTATGACGCTTTTTGATAATTTAGCAAAAGACTCCGCGGCCTCTTTATTTTTTTGTATTGTCTTGTCTATCGCATCATTGTGCTTTCCATGTACTTCAGTATCTCCTTCTAGTGCTAGACGATGATCTCTGATCCTCTCGACTGTTTTTGCATAGGAGTCAGCCTCAACTGATAGCCTTTTTTCAATCTTACCTTGGATCGAATCAAAGGTAGAATCAAAAGAAGACTGTAATTCCTTCAATGCATCTGTTACATCTGCGGCAACTCCGCCACCTAGAGCGGCCGGCAATTTAGACCAAGCACTAGAAACTAGCGTAACGAAAGAAAATACACCATCGCCGAGGGATTGCAACCCGGAAACAACTGTAGAAAGGAAAGAATCCCAAACTATGTGAGCTTGATCCCAGATGAGGATAAAGCCTGAAAATGTAAGCCGGACTGCATTCCCTATATCGTGCGCGGTTTCCTTGATGACTCTTGCTATGTTCTCCCATCCACCGGCTTGATCAACTAGATCTCCTAGCAAATCTTCAAGCACGGGGATGATTTCACTCGATACCTCTTTTTTAAACTGCTCCATTTCAGCGCGAGCAATAGAGATGCCACCCGATAGCGTATGCGTGTATGATTCGGCAGCACCACCAATAGCTCTATTTAAATCGTCGAGAATTATCTTCTGCTCTTCGGCGGAGTGTCCCGTCTCCACCAATTGCAGCATCATTTTCTTTTGAGCTTGGGTGTAGACTAAACCGACATCCTTAAACCCTGCAAGGCCGCGGGTATCCCCTTCTAGTGCCCTTCCGACTTGTTCAAAAGCTTGCTTTAAGTCTTTGCCGGTTGCTTGAGCGTAATCAAGCGCCGCACGAGTAGCAACGGGAAATACATCATGACCGATTTTATGAAATCTGGTTAGAATTAACTCCCCAGATATAATTGCATCATCATCACGTCCGGTGACAACGATTAGAGATTCCGCATAGTCCATTAACTGCGCCGCGGAGTATTCTGCCGCGGCACCATTGGCTCTAAGGGAATTATTCAATTGCTCAATAACTACTTGAGCTTTCATTCCCTCTTCAACTGCGGATTTTAAAAACTCAAATCCTGCAAATGCGGCAGAAGCAGCAACGGCAGCAACCGCAAGAGCAGCAATTAATGGGCCTAATTCTAAAAGGGAAGCGCCTATACCAGATATAACGGAAGCAAATCCCCCTCCTGTCTCGCTTGCCTTCTCGAAAGTACCGGATAAACCCTCTAATTTTTGAAGAACTTTCTCAGCAATTTCTCCTCCTTCTCCGAGCTTAGGAAGAATGGAGGATAATGCTCCGGAGCCGAGCCTCTCTCCGGTCTTATGAAGATTTTCTAGATGTTTATTGGTTTCGTCGACGTGATGGCTAAACTTGTCCACGTCGGCGGACATTTTAGTCGAAGCCTGCGTAATCGAATTGGCAACCCGATCCAATGCGGACGTAACCGCGGCGAAGTTGTCACGGAGAGTGATTGAGCCGGATACGTCGCCGATATTGCCTAGGTCGGACAAATAGAAAATCCATTCCCGATCATCGATCGAATATTACAACGGGATTGTCTCCAGGCCACTTCTCTGGACAGGCATCTTTATTGTGAGAATTTGATCCGCAGTACGTACAACGAAGATTCTGACGATTAGCAGAACCGTTATAGGTCTTTGGGCAGTATGCTACCGTGTGCAAATAACTGCCACAATAAGAACACCGCAGACTATAATGGTAATACCAGCTAGTCGACATCTTCAATCACCTCTATTTCCTCTAGCACGCATTCAGTAGCCACTAGTATCTCGGTATCTGACCTTTCCCCTACCGCCCTGTGCGCTGATTTTGCTCTCTCCCACTCCTCCGGTGATATAGGTTCAGGCTCTGGACGTTTTGCGTAAGGCATGAAATCTATCGGGGATAGTAAATCAGATTTCTCTATTACATTTACGTTGTGGATTTTAGATGTAATTATTCCACACCGTAAATCTGCCCTTTCTTCGCCCCAAGGAGAGATCACATAATAAGTCATCCATCCGTCAAATTCTTCCCAGGATAATTCTTCTAGCATTTCATCGACGTCTAGACGATGGAAGCTCAAAGCAAGAAAGTATGCAAAACGGTAGCACTCTACAGCCTGGTTTTCACGTTCAATTTCTAATTCGTGCTCAGATTTGAGTTCGTTTCTTCGTCCTCGTTCTCCTCCTCGTTCTTCTCCTTCTCCTTCTGCTCCTTCACTTGCTCGGTCAGCACCTTCACTACTTGCTCCAGCGCTGACCCGGAGGCGTTTCCCAATGAGTTTCCATTAATAAGATCAGCGACAACTCCGGAGATATGAGTAAAAATACCCATAGGCATTTCGGATAATACAAGTAAAACGCTTTCATCGGAAACAAGTCTAGATCCATCTTTGTTTACTAAGCATCTAATCACGAGTCCGGGAAAATCCTTCGTTCTCTGCTCTTCAGACTTTCTTCTCCATTTAATAATATAGGCCGCAGATGGACCTTTAACATAAAGCACGCCTGGAGATCCGTCCTCGTGAGCTTCAGGAATGACAACTTCGCGGTGGTAATTTTTAGTTTTACCACCGCGAATAAGATCATCCATTGACATCGGTACTGCGGGGATGGTGACTTTTTCGCTCATAATAAATTCCTCTCTTCCTAGATATTTAAAACCCTATCGGCTGTCACTTTTTTTATGTTGCCGCAACTCCAAACTTAATCCCATCAATCCACCAAGCACCCTTGGGTCTAATTGACACATCCGCGCTCTGTACACCCTTTTGCGCGGATTTCTTTTGAATCATTTGGATCTGTCCACTAAACAGCCATTCGTTGATTTTGCCCCCAGGGGTTGCTAATGGACCTGTAATCTGCCAACCTCGGGGAATGTTGTATATCGGTTCGAAAATATGGTACAACCCCGTAAGATGATCATGGGTTGCATCATTGTAGTTAAAGTTTACAGAAAATTTAAATAAAGATCGGGCCGTATACCCGGCCACCACATAATCATCTACGGGCTCACCGTGCTCAGTGGCTTCAGTTTCCGGGTGAGATAGATCGGGATAGGGAATATCGCCGACCAATCCGCCAATGCGAGTAATAACTCCCGGTGTTCCAATGGGGTCCATTTCTACCCCGATTTTAACACCAAAACCAGACTTACCTTGTCCCATGATTTAGGTCTCCTTTTTGAAGGGCTAAAAAAATCTTAAATCGCTTATCCCACCGTCAACTCGTGAATCCCATCTAAATAATTGTATATTAACATTGCTTTGTCTCTCGCTGCTTCGTAATCAGTTGCCCGGGTGACAATTTGGACACTCGGCCTTTGTGTTTTCTCACCATCATGCGTAAAGAGGCTTGATGATCCGCCAGTATTTACAACCGTAATGAATGGGCCATCACCTTCGGGTATTTCCTTTTTAGGGCCAATAAAAGTATCAACGTTGGGTGTTATCAATCCTGCGTTTGAAAGAATTGTCACAAAATCACTATCTGGTTTATTTGTAGGTGTGCATAGAACACTAAAATTACAGGAAAACATAACCCTATCCGAGGAGTCTATATTGAATGGAAACGGCTCCTGGATAGCGAGAATTTCTATATATCTGGTTTCTATCTCTGGTTGTTTGTAAAGCCCTACCCAATCAAAGTAATATATTATTCCTTCAATTGTCCACTGTAATCTATATTTGTCTTGGAAATCAGGGTCTTCCCATCCAAAGACTAAATAATCACCCGGTTCGTCAATTGTGCCAAGCTCTACAATAGATAATACTGTTGATTGTCTTACTCCATTTTTTAGAAGTATGGTAGATGATAACAATTCCGATTCTAGATCTGGTATCCGCGATGGAATAATAAAAAACGTTGGCACGTTTGGAAATGGATATGAACCTTTCCAGCGATCCGAAAAATAAACCCCGGGTGGATATTCGTAGGTGATTGTGTAGGTGATATCTGGATTCTGTGGAAGCCCAGATAGATTGTATGATCCTCCGGAATCGGTGATCTCTGTAAACGTGACGTTGGAAGGGGCCTCTATTCTCATAGTATCGGCATACAGACGTAACCCTATATCTGATAGAGCTAAACCCGAAGTACCAATAGAAAGTGTTCTATCCACGATTCAATCCTAGTTCTTTTCTTCAAGGAATAGTATCTGTAGGCGTAGCAGTAAGCTGTGTTTGTTTCAGTGCTTCTGCTAAAGAATTATAGTAGATATCTGCAAACCTCTTCAGTACATCTGTTCGAATCATACGATCACAAAACAGAGCCTTACTTTCAGGATTTGGAGATCCATTGATCGTTGCTTGATACCCATACCAAAGTGCACAACCTTCCTGTACTTGGATTGTAATGGAAACTCGCGGACCAGCTCCGTCAGGATCTGTAGTGGGAAGAGAAAAAGTTAACAGAACATCAGTAGCACTAGTACACAGACCAGCAGTTACCAGTGCCGAGGTGCAATTCCTCACGCCAGCAGAAACACTAGACGAGACAAATAATGACAGAGCCAGTATAATAGATGTGATGATCGCGATTTTTCTCATGAACAGCTTCCTCCATCTGCTGGTGTCAAATTGGTCCAAGTTGAAGCACCACAAATACAAAGTGCGTGTGACGTATCGTAATACTGAGTCCCCTCTGTACCAGCAGTACCACATGTCACAGGCGGTGACACTTGCGGCGTCAAGAGTACAGCGGATGCTTTGACCGTACCGGAGCCGCTGGAACCGTTGGTGACACGTAGAACACCAGCCGAATCGCGCGCGAGACCAACATCTTTACTCTGATCAGATCCACTACCAGACGTCCAGCCGATGGTGCTGCCGCTCGCAAGTCCTAACGTAGTCGGAAATGAGTTGCTCCCGTAGGACATCGTTGAGGCACCGAAAGAGTCTGATAAGAAAAATCCTTTGAAATACACCCATGCTCCAGCAGATCGGTTGTTGGTTCCAAAATACAAATCAGGCGCACCAGGACTCCATATAGCTGCATTGTTACCAAATTTAACCGTGCTGGTAGTTTTGTCCCACGTGAAAGTGGAGCCCGCTAACACGCCCGCATCATTAAATTGAAATTGAGTTGTAGACCCCGCTGGTGATACCCATCCGGATGCTAATTGACCTCCAGATCCAGCTTTTGGAATAGCATTCGCGGTAGGTGTTGCTGTGGAGATCTCGTCCGAACCCCCGTTTTTATGAGTAGATGCATGTGCAGGTGTGGAGATTGTACAATCGGTTCTAGCAGATCCAGAATTATCAGTACAGAAAATTCCAGAACCAGTAAAATTGATATCTGTACGCTGGGTAAGTGGAGATCCTTCATCTAGAATCGTCCGTGGGATACCATCGGAACCGGCAGGACCGGCGGCTCCTGTAGGGCCAGTTGCTCCGGTTGGACCCTGCGGGCCTGTGGCGCCTGTAGCACCTGTGAGACCCTGTATACCCTGTACTCCTTGTGGTCCTATGTCACCCGTATCCCCCTTGTCTCCCGTATCACCTTTCGAGCCCTGCGGCCCTTGCAGCCCTTGTGGGCCTTGGAGACCCTGCAATCCCGGCTCTCCCTGTAGCCCTTGCTCCCCTTGCGGTCCCTCTGGTCCCACAATATTTGTCACAATAGACCAAACACCAGAGGAGTTTTTCCAGACGTCCCCATTGTCTTGTAAATAAAAATCCCCATTATTACCACCAGTAGGAATTGTATTTCCACTGCTCCAATTACTACCACTAATGGTACTTGAATTTGATGGTTGCCAGATTATTCCATCCCACCAATACTCATCCCCATCGTCCATAGTGCGCCGGGTATCCGCGATACTGTTTCCAGACAAAGGAAGATTTACAAATGAAGCTACGGGGGATTTCCAATGTTTATCCCCGAACGCCCCGGATGAGATTCCACCAACGGTCTGAGCATGGCTATACGCGATAGAACCCATAAGAAGAATAATTGCAACGGGGATAATTTTTTTCATTTTCTAATTCTCGCCGCTAATCTTTCTGCCATTCCGTTTTCTGCCTGACGTAGTGGATATTCTAAATATTTAGGGCCACGTCCTTGTTTGCCGCGGAAATTTAGTATTGGTTTTCCTCTCCAGCTCGGCGGATCGAAAGAAGATGGGTGCTCATGAATTGCTAGTGCATAAGGGGCAGCAGCACCACCGAAATATAGTTTAATGGAAATTGTTCCATCTTCGGCAATAATTGGTTGGCTCACGGTACCAGAATTACGGAGGGTCCCAAGATCGACGGGAACAAAATTTTGTTTAGCATTCGTCATTATGAGATTAGCTTCCACGTATACTGCGGACGCTGATCTAGCACGAGTCTGCTCTGTGATCGCAGCCATTTTGGCCTTCATCGCGGCGAGAGCGTTGGCATCAAAAGTTACAGGCATGCGAGTGTACCATTGGTGATATTAAAGTGATCAGAGCAGACAAGTCCATTGTTATAGTTTCCAGAAGAGCAAAGAGCAGGCTTACTACATTCCGGCCAAGAACAAGTTTCGTTCCGTGGGTCTACTACATGATTAATGACTTCTGTGAATTTCTCCGCGGATTGCTCCCAAGTTAAAGAATGGGCAAGATTGACACCAGCTTGAATAGACTGTTGGACTTTCAATCCGAGACCTCCTAGAATTCTTTTATTGTACACAACTCCAAGTGCATTGATAGTTTCTTCCTTATCTGGTATTCCTCCAATCGTATACATACCCACTGGATGCGGAGCGGTCAAGGCGGTAGAATTGCACGGAATTTGGATTGCTGCTTTTTCGGTTATCCATCCTCCGTCTAGCCCTGTCGCACCTTGATCCGGAACGATTACCGGAATTCCGCACGCCATGGATTCGAGCGCCGGAAGATTCCAACCTTCGGCTTGAGACGTGGATAAAAATACATCAAAACAGTTGTAGATTAGAGCCATGGACGACTCTTCAAATCCTCGCATAGGGGAACTGACGATAAGTTTTTCTCCGATATCATAATATCGAGCAAGAGATATGATGTCAACGTGATCTTCACCCGTGGGAGGTATGTGGAGCATTAGATAGGCGTTAGAAATATTTGATCGGTGAATCCAATCGGAGAAATATTCGATGGTGAGGTCTAAACGCTTCCGGTATTGGTTTCTGCCTACGTATCCGACGATGAAAGGATTATCTGGTAATTGGGAATAATCATCGCCGAGGACTTTGATCCGAGACTCAGTTTTGTCTAATGGCTTAAATAGATCAACATCCACACCGCAAGGAACGATCGAGAGTGGACCAGTGTATCCGCCTGCAATTAATTCTTTTGCTCCGAATTCTGTCCACGTTACAACGTGAGATAGATGGGAGTGGTTTAGCTCTTTTGCGGATTTTTGGTTCCTTGAGTCCACTGCCAACCATGCAATCATCGGCGGCATGTTGACTTGAGAAGCAAGAAGATTATCAAGATACCCACGTACATTCCATGGATCTTGAAGAAGAACGACGATGTCTGGTTTTAGCCGATGGATGAGAGATGGAAGACGTCCGATACCATAGTGATCGGTGCCTAGATCTGAGGGCTGAAAACAAGGATAAATCGTATATGGATACTCGTGAGGGTCCCCGAGATAATTGAGGCCGAGGATGTGGATCTCATGGCCGAGTGAATGAAGATAATTGCAGACCGCATGACTACAACGGGCAAAACCCGAAGCACACGCAGCATCTCCGCACCAAATTATCTTCACTTTTCACCATCCGGCTTGAATAGAAACTTCGATCCCTTGAAAATCTCCAAAGTAGAGGCATCATCAAAATAAATGAGAAGACTGCCGCTCGATTCAATCCGTACAACGTCTATGATCTGCTTTCCGATTAGGACAGTAAAATCACCATGGGTATATTGGCTCATTTCACACCCCCTCGCCGTGCAATCAGCACAATACTCGTTGTAACATGCGGTCCGATATACAAACTCAAGTGGCTCGGTATTCCATGATAAGGAATTCTGTCAATATACAAGTCTTCATCGAGATCTCCACCGGATAAATCTAGGGGATACAACTCATCCCCCTGGTCTTGGAGCATGATTGATAATTTTTCAAGATCCTGTTTTCGATAGATGCACAAGCCTTCGCCGTTCAGTGTCTCCCGATCACTAAGCGGATTATATTCTGTCGTATGGCAGGCTATTCCGCCGGGTTTTAATGCTGCCATTGAGCGAAGAAAGAAATAAATACCAGCATCGAGTCCACCTAGGTGCTCGAATGATCCCGCGGAATAAATAAAATCGAAATTGCCTAGTAATAAGTCGGACGGGATATGATTCATGTCGACGGGGCGATAAAATAAGCGGCCGTCACTGTCAGTACTCTGGTTTAATTGTCGCAACTGTTTTAAACTGGCTGCATGTTGTCCCGATTGTAGCCAGTCAGCCTGGACAATATCGAGGGGGGCATCGGTAGCCATCACGTAACAACCCTGATGATAGAACCAATAAGGAAGAGGCTCACGCCCAACTCCGAAGCCTAAAACCTTAGAGCCTTCCAATCTAGAACGACCTAACATTGTACAATCTGCACACAGCTCCAAACCTAAACATTCAGGACAAGTATTTAGAAGACCAAAAGTCTCTGCAATCACCGCAAATTCCCAGATCTTCCTGTGGATTCTCCCGGGCTCCTCTTGCAACTCTTCTCTACGCCGCTGAAACCATGGTTCAACGAAGTATTCTGCTTTGACTCTGTGGGAGGTAGTGATCATATGATAACCTTTCTTTTGCCTTCCTAGTACATCTGGTCTTCTTTCGTTCTTCCCTTATTCCGTTTACCTCGGCCCAATCATTACTACTTGTACAAATCCCCTGCCTGTCAATGGATTAATTACCGATCCAAACGGAGACTGTACAATAGGCCCGATAGATCCATCTGGCATTGTAATTCGATCTCTGGGATCGATTGGTTCTCTTCGTCCCGCGGCGCCATTGGGTAAAACATCCCCAACAATTGTTAGAGTTGCCGAGATTGCTATCGTCTGGCCGGCAGTATTCTGAATTTCTTTTAACGTTTCGTCGACGATACAATCAAGATAATCAGCGGCCGCATACTGTTTTTTTCCAAATTGATCCGATCCTATCCATGCTTCGCGCTTAATTTTTACTTGCAATGAAGCAGTAAGATTATTTGCAATCTTGACTCCGGACTGCAAGAGAGTGGCAAGAGACATTTAAGCGAATCCATCCCAAGGATCAACACCACCGCCACCGTCATATCCGGTATTCATTCCGTTTTCTCCATAGGCCAAGACCATGAAACTATTCTTTTATCACAATACGCTATTGCCCTGCGGTGGCCGACACGAACAAAAGAAAGAAATCCTAGAATGGATAAAACAGAAATCGAACCAACTCTCGTGTAGCTAAAAAGTTTTGCAGACTTTTTCATCCCTTTAATTTCCCCCCATCGGCCTAAACATAAAAGGTCTCGTGATACTTCCTTGGTTATACCAACTAGGAATTAGCATTAATCTAACTGCTTCCGGTACCGCATTGGATAAATATCTGAATTCTGGCCCTAGTCTCCTGACCCATAAATCTATAGCTTCTCTACTGTCGCTTCTCGTGGATTGAAACTGAACTTCGACGGAGCCGGCCTTGATTGCAGCAATATTTGCCTTTGCCGCATCATTATCGGCGAATAGATCGGAAGATCCCACCGCTAAGGAAAATTCGGATTGAGCATATTTCAACTCATCTGGAATAGACAATGGGTCAATAAGGAATCCATTTCTATTTAGCATCCCTGTCCTCGGCCATGATCTATTTTGGGTAGGTAGAGTCGCCACCCCCGTCCAGTCAAAACAGGAATCCAGTAGCAGCGTACCGATAATCATGGCAGAGGACAGTGTATCATCGCTTGCCCCCGTTGTCCAGGCCACGACGGGAGTCCTAAGTGCAATATAGGACTTAAACTCGGCAAGCGTTTGATACGAATTTGCTGCCGGATCTCCGGGCGTTGCGATGATAGTAATGGGCATAGCTATTTCTTAGAGCGGGTATGAATAGATACTGTATCCGGAGAAAAAGTGTTATTCACGCTAGTTAAGGTTGTAGTGTTTCCAAGCACCAGTTTCAAGGTACCTGCGGCAAAAACCTCCGTTTCCTTTTCTGATAATTCAATCTGACTACCCGGCGGATAATTGACTATTCTTCCATTTTCAAATCGTGCAAACCTAATCTCCGTTACATATCTCATTCTGGCTCCTCCCATGAATCGATAGCAGTAATAACCCCTTTTCGGTTTCTATTTGCAAGCTCAACGGAGCGTAAGGATTCTAGATCCGATCGTTTGGTAATTTTTCCGATTACTTCTACTACATCCGGAATAGTCAGGTCATTAATAAAAAAGTAATCGGCTGTGGTCTCCGATTCCTCATCAATTTCAGCATTCACCCCTTGACTTTCTTTCTCCTCCTTAATTTCCTCTACTTGCTTTCCGAGTCCTTTCGCCTCTTCATCCGTCAGCATAACAGTATTGTTTGCCTTATTCCAGCTTTGAGCTGAATACCTCTCTCCATCGATCTTGAGGCTTACCGATCCGGACAAAAGCCTGTACTTTTTGCGGATTTCGTTGCTCATAGGTCTGCTCCTCTCCGAGCCAATGTTGAAGCCAATGCCGGAAATTCTTCCTCTTTTTTGCCCTTATTATTCCTCGGCCACGAATCTATGTTAGTTCCTTCCGGACTCATGAAATACACTCGGTCCCAATCCCCGGGAACAACAAAGGGTCCGGGACCGGGTGTCATTTCAATTACCGTTTGGCTAGTATTAGGAACATTTTCCGTTGTAACGCTTGCACATAGCCACGTTTTCTCACGTCGGATAGGTAATCCATCTCCGTTGATGAATCTTTTTACAGCTCGGACAATCATACTCGTTCCTCCCTAGGTACTTAAAGAGACGCTCTATTTTTCATCTTTTATGATGGTAGATTTGGATCTCCCAGATTCGGTTTCATGACAACGATTCCGCTCTGTCCTTCATATGTTTGTTTTATTCTTGGGATGACGCAAGCAACCGTCATCCACTTTCTAACAGGAAGTGCAGCCGGACCTGTAATCCACGATACAACCGCTGGTTGCTGTCCGATAACAATGTCAATGACGTTATTCGTGGGTTGAAGCAGTACGGCTCGGCTTGCAGGGAACCGGTCACTGATAATAATATCCTGGATACCGCTCAACTTCATAATTCTTTCGCGAGTAGTCATGATGACGGATGACGCAGTAGTCTTATAGTCGGCGTCAAGCACGTCATCGTAGTCCGTACCGATGATAAGAACATACGGACCGTATCGGCCGTTTGCCTTCAGCATCGCCCGGGCAGCGCGAACATCGCCGATGATATCCGTAGGATCTTTTGCAGCATCCGTCCATGTTAAGTTGGAATCGAACGCAAACTGTGACGCGTTCGGATCGGTTAGCAAGCCCGGAATCGCTTGTCCATTGACTTTGAATTGCGATCCATCTGCCCGCCGCGGCCCCTCGATCACGGACAACTCTAGGGCTTCGTTTTCACGCCGGATAGAGTCCTGAATCATCGTAGTATCCATAGACTGAAATCCCGTGCGTTCCCACTCAGCGAACAAACGAGGGTGGATACTGAAACCGTCTGTGAGGCAGTAGACAGGCAGAGAATCCAACCCAAGATCCGGTCGCCGCTCTTCGACCTGGTCAGGTTCCGGATACATGCTGAACTGAGGATTACCTGTCTTGTTGGACTTCTGCCAACGGATATTCATGATCCCAAGCCAATCGGTAATAGGATAGGTAAGACCTTTTCCGATTAGGTAATCGAGGATCGCCAGTCGCTCCAAAGCAACCGGAGTCACCGCACGATCGATATACTCCTCGGCATGAAGGGGCAGAGGAGCGCACGCGCGCATGTGAGCAACAGGGTCAACCCCGAGAGGTACTCCTGCCATAGCGTCCGGTGAAACGTCGTAAAAATCTACCATGGGATTAAGTTTCCTTTTCCTTTTGTGTTAATATGTCAAAGACTTCCAGATTTTGTTTTCTTATGCTACCCGCATAATACGAATTCGGGTCAATGCGTTTACCGTTCCACCACTCGACTCCAACGCGTGAAAATGATAGACGTTCGCGGTTGCCGTAGTTGCTGTTGCGGCCTTCACAGTGCCGTCTCCCGCTGACTGTAATGGACCACGTGCGATATTCTGCCCACTCGCTATCAATCCCCACCAGCGCCCGCCTACGGGTAAGGATGCAACCGGCATCTCGCTATCAATCGCGTATGGAGTATCGATTGGAAGATTTTGGATATCTGGTTCCAGAGCAACAAACATGGAAGTTTGTCCGGCCACCGCGCTTGCTTTCCTCCATGAGAGCACCCCGGACTTGTTGTAAGGTTCAACCAACATCCCCGCTACGATGTCCGCCTCACCTGCGGGGATATTGTCATAGATGAATGATTTGTCCCGAGGAGACAATAGAACAGTGTTTGGATCAAGAAGACTAAGAGGCATGGTGATTATATCTCCGTTTCTTATTTAGAAAAGTGTTTACTGATATTATCAGATTTAACCTGTATCCTCAATTCGCCTTAGGATCTTGCGAGGTTTCGGTACCTTTTGCTCTTAGGCTTCTCGCGACATCCCAGGACTTTGGCACCACCCGAGGTGCCGGCTTTTCAACCGGAGGGATAGGAATACCACGGCCGAAATAGGAAGCAGAGACAGGTGTAGTACTATTATTATTCTGATTTTCAGTTTTTCCCTTCGACGCTAATGCAAGCAGAGAATCCAGCTCATCTGTCGGTTTACCGTTGAGCTGCTCTTCGGTATAGATACCAGTAGTAAGAGACTTAAGACTTGCGATTACTGCTGACCGGTGTGCGTTCTCGGCCGCGATAAAACCATTTGCCATTGCGACGAGAGGAGCCGGAGCAGTAGCTAGGAACTCCTCGATAGTCTGCGCCTTCGGAGGATCGGCGGGCTTATTAGAAGCAGCAGCTACAGGGGTTTCCGTTTTGCTATCGTCTGTGTATTTTGCCGCTAGAGCAGCAATCCTATCATCTTTGAAACTCATAAGAGTTTTTTCGTCATCCTCAGTAAAAGGGCTTGCGGCGTTAGAGATCAGCCGCGCGACAGCATTCTTCTTTTCCTTTTCAGTAAGCATAGTATCTGTATCTCCGTTTCTGTTTTCACTATTGCAGCCGCAGGATGCAGCCGCGCGGATGGATGATGGATCGCCTATATTCTCATTTTTACCTGCATTTGCACTAGACTTTGTTTTTGACTCTAGGTTACTTCCAGAGCACATCGCCCCTAGACTAATCGTATGATCATGGACAGCTTGGATAGTTTTCTGATCTTTGGTGGAATTTCGTCTTCCTGCCATATTAATCACGCGGACGTTCTGGATTCCATCACCATTTTTTTCTGCTGCATTTTCCATCATCATTTCAATACATCTTTGACTGGACGATGCGCAAGTATACAAAGAATTTACAGCCTCATAGCAGAAGAGCATGATAGATTCTAGTCTCGCACACTCTATTTCCATTTCCGCGGCTTCAGCTTCGGGGCTATCGGTAGGGTTTTCTGTTTCATCGGAGATCAATTGCCCGACGAGAATTTTTGCCGCTGAAATAGTGGCAGAAGCTTGATTCAATAGAGAATCCATCGTATTGTAGTGTACTAGTTCCGCTGCCTCTTCTCCGGTTTCTGTTTCGGTTTCTACAGCAGCAGAAGACCGAAAAGCCTTCGTAAGCAGAGAACGTGCTTGGGCAATCAATCTATTTTCTGTTTTCACTTTTGGTTTCTCCCCGGCTATTTTACTCGCCGCTACGACTTCCACAGGATCGTTTTCAGGTTCATAGACAATCCGCTCTCTGACTGGAATTCTTTCAGTACCCAATGTTACTGTTTTATTATCATCGGAAATAGAGAATGTCCGCTGATATAATTGCGATTCGCCTTCATCTTCAGTTTTCATCTGATACACGAATGTACCAGAATCATCGTTGATTGATCCGGACATTACCCAAACGTATTTTGCTTCGGTTTCAATCTCATAGACGGCCGATTCGAGAAGACTAGATTTATCTTGGTTAGTAAGATCGGTAGAAGAGGATACAGTTTTCATATTTCCACTCGCTGATCTAGGCGCCCCGCATCCCGCACTGATTGAGCAAGCACCTTGCATGGATTTTGGAAGCATCGCTAGATGATCCGGAGTGATTCTTCGCCAGATTCCGGAATATACTTTGCCGCTTTTAACACCCGATTTTGGCTCGGTAAGAATAAAAGCACAAACACTTACCTCGACCATTTCACCCGCTTTTAATCTACGAATAACAGATAAAGGATCACCACCGAGTGATTCTGCTTTGGCAATATCGAGCCATGCGTCCATCTTTAGTCGATTATCCGAACGATCAAAGCGGGAATTAAAAACCCTTCCAAAACAGAATTTTTCTAGTGTTTCGGGCTCATTCGCTGACCCGTCCCCGTAGACTCCTGAGGAGCTAGTAATATGATCGGGGACAACGGGACGGCCATTCCAGCCCGCAGGAGCGATAGCAAGCTCGGAGGACAGGACCAATTCCGCGGTTTTACTATTTGCAGGATGGACGACGGAATCTCCGACCATTGCGACAACAGGAACGATCAAGTGAGTACGCCCCTCGAATGATGCAGAACGAAGAGAAGACCCTCCGGCGAGACCGGTGAGATGGGCGGTATGAAAATTAGATCTCAATTTTAGTATCCGATCTCGTCGCAAAAAGGATACTCAAGATCGGGAAACTCTACTGGATCTCCGAGGTTTGTGCATCCACATTCGGAGCAATATTCATCGTAGTTATCGGGCTCACCCGGAATATAGGATCTATGCCCTACCCAAGTGTGTGAATTGTATGCAGCAATGGACCTATCTTCGTTCTCTTCCATATTAATTACCTTCTATCTCCACCAATCCTTCCGTACACCTACAATTAACTTCTTCTCCTGGTTCTATAGGCGGATCATATGGCTCATTCAACCCTACCACTTGATCATTCATGTCATAATGTTCGTCACGCTCTCTCTCGTCTTCAACCCCTATCCAAATTCTTCCCACATTCTCCGGAATTAGTCCTTGATTTTTAGCCTCATTCCATAGTTCTCGTTGTCCCTCATTTGCACTCCGCATTGTTTCGGTCCTGGCAATTGTTTCCGCCCTATAGTTTCTTTGCATTTCGGAATATCGGCTGACCTGCCTTGCAGTCCATTCAGGCGTTGGCCCGG